CCAACCTTTGGGCGACGAGTGTCGGGCAAACACCCTCGAACCTCGGCTCCACATCGATGCAAGGCTATGGCGGCGCGCTACCGGGTCCGGTCTTCGGTCTCGGTTGGCCGAATGTCAGCGGCAATACGGGCTACGCCATTTTCGTTTCGACGACGAGCAAAACCGGACCCTGGACGCAGATCGGCACCGTTGCTCAGAACGTCACCACCTACGTCGATCAGCCAGCGACGGGCTATGCGGGCGCGGTGAACTGCGTCAATCCGTACCCCGATGGGACGAACGACGGCATCTATCAGACCAACTCCGCGGGCTTGTATTTTCCGGGGAGTCCGCGTTGGTACGCCGTCGCGACGATCAACGCGAATGGAACGGGCGCGCTCAGCGGCACGCAAAAGCAATACATCGTTTACGGTGGCAGCGCAGTCGGTGGAACGATCAACCCGAGCATTCATGCGTCGCAGTCCGGTGGCAACGGATGCTTTAAGTGGTGGGGCGAGTTCAACGACACCAACGCATCGAACTGGCTGGTCAAGTCCTATAACAACTCAGCGGGTTCCGAGACCGGCAATTGCATCGCGCTCCAGGGAACGAACGGCGGCAGCGTATTCCCGTACTGGTTGTGCGTCGCAGGTTGGATCTGTCCGGTCTTCGGGACGTGTGTCGCTGCGGCGGACTACCTGTACCTCGATCTGTACATCGCGCCGGGGGCTGGGCTTCGGCTGAAGATCTGGGGCGAGATCACGGGCGATACGCAGACGGCTCCTGGTTCCGACAATCCAATCGCGCAGTTTGTGAACAATGGCGCGGGCGGAGCGATTCAGGAGGGTATTTACCAAACGTATCGCATTCCGAAGTCGTATTTTATGACCGGCAATGGTCAGGCGTCCGGGAACGGTCACTCGTGCCCGAACGGCATCCTGCAGACTGAGGCGTACAAATTCGGCATAAACATCGCGTCTGGATCGGCAAACGGTTGTCTCCTCGATAACGTGTACTGGGGAACCTGAAGTCGTGTCCCTTTCTATCGCTCAAACCAAAGACAACGAGGGTCTATCGACCAACGCGAATGGCGGCGTGCAGGTGAATGGCGTCGCTACGACGATGACCGCATCTGCGCTGACCAAAGGAAATACCGTTCTTGCGGTCTACACGCTGGCGCTGGATGCGCAGAACGGGCTTCCGCATACGGATTTAGGCGGCGCGGACAACCTCGGAAATACTTACACCGGCCCGTACAACGAGGTGAGCACTCCCAATCTTGGATCGGGTGGAACTGCGCAAACTCAAGCCTATATCATCGGTCAGAATCTCGCGACGGGCGGGACGAGCGGCAACAAAGGCACCGTCAATACCTACCTGAATGCGGCGGGCGGCGGCGACACCGAGGATTGGCAAGCCAACTTCATTGTTGAAATCGGCGGAGTCCCGGCCGGTTCATTGATTGCGACGAACGGAGCCGTGCATAACTCGGTTGCGGCGAATGCCCTGTTTGGCGGCGGCGCGGTCACCATTGGTGCGAATCAAGTTCCCGCCTACATCTTCGCGACCGGGCAAAATACGGGAGCCCCTTCAGGGCAGAGCCCAACACCCACACCGATCGCTCAAGCACTGGCGGGAGCCACGCTCGTTTTTAGCGCGGCGCATTGGAATTGGGGGATGGGACCTGGCTATGAAGAAGCCGTCACCGCCTGCTGGCTCGTGACGACGGCGGGAACCTATACCCCGCAGTTCAAGAACAACCCGACGACGACGACCGAGTGCCTCTGCAACGTCGCCGCCTTCATGCAAACTGGACCTAGCGGCGCGGTGCTGGCCGCTGCCGCCGCAGACACGACGGCTGCCACCGCCAACATCACCGCGCAGGCGCTGCTCCTTTCCGCCGCGCAAAGCGCGACGGCAGCGGCAGCAACACTCGTAAATTACGCCTCCGTCACGCTTGCCGCTCCGCTCTACGTAGGCCCGGGCAGTCTTCTCGATCCGAATGCGGTGTGGACGAACGGGGCGCCGACGGTTGGCAGCGTCGTGTATTACGATCCCTCGGCGATGACGGTCGCGTCCGATGGCACGCTCGCGGGCTACACGCAAAGTTTCACGACACTCGTGCAGTTCAACAACGCAGGCACCTGGAGCGATCTGTACATCACGTTCACCGGCAGCATGGTGGGCTACGCGGGAGACACGACGAGAGCCACCGGCGCACTGGCGGCAACGCTCCTGTCGGGTAACGCCTCGGACACGACGACCGCCGCCGGACTCATCACCGTGGCCGGGTATCTGTCCGCCAATGCGGTCTCGCTCACGACGGCGGTTGGCAAGCTCACGGCTCAGGTCGCACTCGCTTCGCAGTCGGTCGACTTCACGCAAGCCTCGGGCTTGCTGAAGGTTGCAGCCGCCCTCTCGGCGGCAGCCACGGATGTCACGAGCGCGACGGGGAGCTTCGTGACGGCGGCGAGTCTTTCGGCCCATGCGCTCGATTCGACAGTGGCGATCGGCGGTCTGTCGACGAATCAGATCGTCGGAGCGGCCATCGACACCACGACCGCGAGTGGCCTCATCACGGTGACCTCCAATCTCGCCGGGGCCGCTCAGTCGCTCTCATCCGCCACGGCGGCGCTCACCGTGCAGGTGGCGCTCGCCGCTCAGGCGCTCGATTTTACGGGCGCGAGTGGACAAATTACGGTGTTGCAACCCATCACAGGACAGGCGACCGACACCACGGTTGCCACCGGGTTCCTCTCCGTGGCAGGAATGCTGGCCGCAGCGGCGCAGGACGTGACGATCGCTACCGCGAATCTTCAAACTCAGTCACTGTTCCTCGGTGCGGCGGTCAGCACTACGACGGCAACGGGAACGCTTCAGGCGCTCTCGCAGTTTGGCTCCGCGAATCTCGTGGCGGTGAGCCTCACCGGATTGCAGGGCGCGCAAAGCGCCTATCCGCAAGGCACCAGTTCGATCGTCACGGCGGAGTATCTCGACATTCACGGCGTTCCCTTCGCGCCGCAGAATGTGCAGTACCGGATCGATGATCTCGTGAGCGGGGCGAACATCGTCCCGTGGACTCCGGTGACGCCGCTCGGCACCACGAATGCGATCGTGATCACACAGGCGCAAAACGCGATGGTGAGCCTCACGCTCGAATCGGAGACCCATCAGCTGCTCATGCAGATCGAAGACGGCTACGGGACGCCTTACTATGCGGACGTTCAGTTTGACATCGTGAGGGTCATCGGCACCAGCATATGAGTGCCGTGCTTTTGGCTTCGGCGCGAAACCCGCTGCTGGAGACCGCGACGAAGATGGAACTGCTCCCGCCGAAGTTGCGGGACCTGTTCTTCGGGAAGAATGCCGCCAATCAGGCGGAGTTCATTTACAGCCGATACAAGATCGCGCACGGCGGTCGCGGAGCGGCGAAGTCGGTCGGCTTCGCCAGTGTGCTCGTGGTCTTGGGTACGCTCAAGCGGCTTCGCATCCTGTGCGTTCGCGAGATGCAAAACTCGATCGAGGAGTCGGTATACGCCAACGTCAAGGCGCGCATCGAGGAACTCGGCCTCGGGCGTTACTACAACGTCATGGCGAATACGATCGAGGGACTGAACGGCACACAGTTCATCTTCGCGGGAATCAAAAACAACACCGCGAAAATCCGCTCGATGCACGGGGTTAATATCTGCTGGGTCGAAGAAGCGGATGTGATCAGCGAGGATAGCTGGGAGATCCTGATTCCCTCCATCCGCCCGTCGGCGGAAGACCCGAATGCGATGTCGGAGATCTGGCTGTCGCTCAATCCCGGCGATGACAGTGATCCAACGACGATCCGCTTCCTGGATGATACGCCTCCCGATTGTCGGCGCGTCGAGGTGAACTACTACGACAATCCGTGGTTCCCGAAAGTCCTGGAGCTTGAGCGGCAAGCCGCCTTCGATAAGATCGCGAGAGCGGCGGATGACATCGCACGCGCGCACCTCAAGGCCACATACGATCACGTATGGCTCGGCAAGCGGCGCAAGGTGCAGGGGGGCGCGTACTTCACCGAAGCGTGCTTGCTGTACAAGGGTGCGCCAGTCCAACCGGCCGAGCACATCGAGTACATCTTCTGCACGATCGACACCGCGCTCAAGAGCGGTCGCGAAAACGATGGGTGTGGCTCGATCATCTGGAGTTTCACGCCGCACGAAGGCATCGGGGTGAGCAAACTCACCATCCTCGACTGGGACTTGAAGCAAATTGATGGCGCGCTCCTCATCAACTGGCTTCCGGGTGTGTACGATCAGATGGAGTCGTGGGCGAAGCGGCTGAAGTGTCGCATGGGGGTCGCGGGCGCATTCATCGAGGATAAGGGTTCCGGCACGATCCTGATTCAGCAGGCTCGCCTTAAAGGTCTTCCCGTCCACGAGATCGATGGGCCGCTCACGAAGATGGGCAAGCAGGAGCGCACGCTCGACATCGCAGGCTACGTGCATGTCGGCGATGTGAAGATATCCCAGGAGGCATATGACCGCGTCGTCACCTACAAGAACGTGACGCGCAATCACCTGCTGCATCAGGTGCTCAAATTCACGCCGCTCGTGACCGATCAGATCGAAGATGATCTGCTCGACTGCTTCGACTACGGCATCGGGCTCACGCTCGGCAACCATGAGGGGTTCTGATGGCAAACGATCCGAACATTCAGAACACGCCTGTCTCGATCGACTTCGGAGGCGTGGGAAGCGGAAATTCTCCTCTGATGTCGCTCCTGACGGCGGACGACATCGTGCCAGGCGCAGATCCCTCCTACAACTTGTGCAAGGTGATCTTCGCATATCACCCGCTCGGCGGGAAGATGACCCAGTCGCCTGTCAAGATGGCGCAGGCGCAGCCCCGGCAGATAGCCGTGCAGGAAGCACCCGATGCAGTCGTGAAGGCGTTTGAAACCGAATGGTCGAAGTTGGGGTGTGATGATCACATCTGCAACACCACCACGATATCGCGCATGTATGGGATCGGTTCGATCGCGATGGGCTGCGTGGGGACTCCATCGAACGTGCCGCTCGATATGACGAAGATCTGGCAGGCGCAACTGTACTTCAACGTGCTCGATCCCTTGAATACCTCGGGCTCGCTGGTGCTCTCGCAGGTATCGACGGCACCGGACTTCAACAAGCCGGTCACGCTCACATCGAGCGGGGAGACGTTTCACGCCTCGCGCTATCGCGTGATGATGAACGAAGACCCGATCTTTCTGCAGTTCACGACCTCGGCCTTCGGCTACGTCGGCCGAAGCGTCTTTCAACGGGCACTGTACCCATTGAAGGCGTACATCCGATTGATGATCGCGAACGACATGATCGCGACGAAGCTCGGGCTCCTGGTGGCGAAGACGCGCCCGCCAGGCCCAATCATCAACCGCGTGATGCAGGTGATTGCTTCGGTGAAGCGGGCGCTTTTGAAGCAGGCGCAGACGGGTCAAGTGCTCACCGTCGACCCGGACGAAGACATCACGACGCTCAACATGCAAAACGTCGACGGGGCGGGCACATACGCTCGCAACAACGTGATCAAGGACATCGCGACCGCGGCCGATATGCCTGCGATTCTCCTGGAGAACGAGACGCTCGCCACGGGATTTGCCGACGGCACCGAAGATGCGAAGACGGTCGTGCGCTACATCGAGGGGCTTCGCATGAAGATGCAGCCGCTGTACGCATGGTTCGATAACATCGTCATGTATCGTGCGTGGAATCCAGCGTTCTACGCCCGCATCCAGCGCCAGCACAAGGAATACATGAACGTCTCTTACGAGGATGCGTTTAGCCGATGGCGAGAAAATTTCACGGCATCGTGGCCCTCACTCCTGATCGAGCCGCGCTCGGAGACGATTCAGGTCGAGGACGTGAAGCTGCAGGCGATCTGTGCGGTCACTCAGACGTTGATTCCACTCATGGACCCGCTCAATCAGGCGAACGTGATCACCTGGCTTATGGACAACGTCAACGAGAATGAGAACTTGTTCAAGCACAATCTCGAACTCGACATCCAGATGCTGGCGCAGTTCGCCGAAGAACAGCAGCAGCAAAAAGAGCAGCAGGCGCAGATGGGGGCGCAAGGCGGCGGTGAAGGTAGCGAAGAAGGTGGGCAGCAAGGCCCGGCACAGGCAATGGCACGAAAAGCGGCGAAATTCGACTCTGCTAAACTCGACAACTCGCTTATGAAGCTTCGCACCATGCGTCTCGCAGATATCGAGCAGTCGAAGCAGAAGGGTCAAGTACCGCAATTTGCCAACTCACGGAGCTAAGCCATGAATATATTCCCGCTGATTCTGCAATTGATCGCGCTCATTTGTTTGCTGTTTGCCGCCTTCAACCTGTTCGGAGGCCCGCCGCAGCGTCCGGTGTGGGGATGGCTCGGAATGTTTCTGTGGCTGCTCTCGCTGATGGTGAGCAGCATTACCCTGCATCAGACATACGGCATTCACTAATCAGAATCACCCGTGGCATCGAAGCCGAACTACTATCAGGTGCTCGCCGCAGCACTCGCTGACTTCGAGATCCACGGGTTCGATTCACAGGAGCGGCTCGATCACTGGCTCGATGAGCTGGAGGAAGCTGCGCGCGGCAGTTGGGTCGACGAGGAGACGATCAAGCGGGATCTGGTCAAGCACCTGCATACGGTGTTCGATCGTACCCTCAAAGGCCGCCAATTCTCCAAGGCTCATGCCGGATTGCAGCCCTTTCGGCTTCAGCACATCAAGCCGAAGCTGCACGCGGAGTTGCAGAATCGGATCATCGCCTCGACCAACCTGATCAAGCTCAATCGCGCCGAGTCGATCGCGCGGGCTCGCGCTCGGCTCGCAGGCTGGATGTCCTCGATCCCGCCGGGAGGTAAAACCGGCGAGGATTTCAAGGAATCCACGAAGACCGTGCGGCGCGGGATTGCCGGGGAGACATTCATCGAACGGCGCGTGATCATCGATCAGGGGCATAAGTTGAATGCCGCGATCAACGACATCGTGGCGGTCGACGGAGGCGCGATCATCGCCACCTGGCGCCATGTGCATCGAGGGCTGCCGAGCTATCACCCGCGCCCCGAGCACGTCGCTCGCGATGGAAAAGTGTTCGTGATCCCCGGCAACTGGGCGCTCAAGGAGGGACTGATGAAGCCTGCCGGGCATCAGTTCACCGATGAGATCGAACAGCCGGGCGAGTTTGTTTATTGCCTACCGGGAGACACGCGGATTCCATTCGCTGATGGTGTGCGTAAAGCGTATCGGCGATGGTATTGCGGTCAATTGACCGAGTTTGTTACGGCTTCTGGTAAAACGCTGCGCGCGACACCGAATCACCCAGTTCTTACGTCGAACGGATGGATTGCGTCGGGCGCGCTTCAAAAAGGCGATGATGTGATTGAAGTTGCCAGTAATGGCATCGATGTCACAAAAGTGATTAATGAAAATAGTGCAATACCCCGAATCTCGGAGATTTTTTGTGCGTTGAGCGAGACGGCAACTGTGGTGCGTAAGGTTGGAATTAGAGATTGGTTCCACGGCGATGGAATCGTCGATAGCGATGTCGATATTGTAAATACCGCAAGGCCGCTGATGTTCGGCTTGGAATCCATGAAGGCGAAGTTCGTTCAGCAATTCGACTTCTCCGATACCGATGATTTTGGTTTTCGTATTAGCGCGTTTTATTCCTTCATCGAGCGATGCGCGACTGCCACGGCGAGCCTCATGGGCCTTAGCGACCAGAAGTTGTTTTTCAGCGTCGCTCATGCGGGCGCTGCGCAGGAATCCCGCTTGGGAATTGTTGCGCAATTTGAGCCCCATGTTTCTTGCCAGCACGCCTCGCGACACATTGAGTCGTTTAGAGATGCTCAGCAGGCTTTCCCCTTTGAGGTACGAGTTACGCGCA